ACTGAAATACATTTCCTTGGTTTTAAGATCACTTCTTCTCACCTTGGTTATATTCCACAATATCCTTTGGAACGTTTGGCTTGTTCTTTTATAAAGAATGATGCCCGAATGGACCCTCTTGCTGAATTCGCGAAGCTTTGTTCGTTGATGATAATGTCTGCCGGTAATGGTGAGGCGGTTTTTGGATTTTTCCGCCGCGCTGTTATGACTGTAGTTTCATCCGTCAAGCACTCTAAGTTTGATTTACTTAGAAAGACTGATCTTGAACTAACTATACCCACGTATGGTTCGGTTATTGATTGGTATCTAGGACACGAGACGAGTTCGTCCGTGAGTGATTTCTTTTTGCTTTATGATGAGAGTTATCTATTGTAATACATATTATGGTAGGTCGGAGGTATATATAGTAAATTTATCGATGGATAAAGCCTCTAAAGCCGAAAATAAAATCACCAAAATTGCACATTGTTATGGAATGTCTGAATCAGGTCTTGCCTGGTTTGATAATGCCGTGGATCCCTTTAAAGATGTTTCTCGTAGAGATGTCTTTGGATACCCTGATAATGTCGACATTAAAAGTTGTTGCCAACCTCTCCGACAGAAGATGGTTGTATCTAGACCAGCTTCCGTTCCAGCTGGATCTAATTGGGATGCTAATATATTCCTTGACCCATTTTTCTCAAATCAATCTTCCTATTCACTTACGTTGACTGGGACTGAAAACATTTTTGGAAGAGCTGGACAAGGTGCTACCCCATATCAACGTGGTGGAGTTATCTGTAGATCTGGTCCTGCCAATGCTACATTGAATACTCCTACAACCACTGATTCTATCAATCCATCCACTGATGTTTTTGGCACCCCTGGTGCTAACAATAAGTGTCGAGTGATTGCTTATGGAATGGAAATAGTTGATAAAACTGCTGCCTTGAAACAACAAGGTAGTTGTACCACTTGGAGAATTTGTGATGAACCGAAGAAGACTATTTGCACTCTTGTAAATACGACTGCTGATGTCACATCTCTCCCTACTGCTCAAGAGTATTGTGATTTACCAACTCCTCCTGAGACCGCATCTGCTGCTGCTGATTTGCCTGGTTCTTTAACCTGGCATGCAAAAGAAGGTGCCTACATCAATGCTATCATGACTAGCTCCGAAAATCCTCCTGATGATCGTCGAGTATGTTGTGGTTTAACAAGAGATGGTAGTGGTACTTATTACTTTCCTCAAATTGTTTCTGGGCCTGGAGTCTTGAACCGCGCTACTTCACAAAATATGATCATTCCTTGGTCTACTAGTGGAGCCTTTTTTCAAGGTCTTTCTGATGAATCTGTTCTCGAAGTGACCATGATGATGTGGGTTCAACAATTCCCTTCTGCCACAAGTACACTCCATAGATTAGCGAAGAAACCTCCTGGTTTTGATCCTGTCGCATTGAAGATGTATGGTGAGATTGCAAGAAATCTTCCAACTGGTTGTAAAATTAAAGATAATGGTATTGGAAACTTTATTTCTGGAGTTGCTGATATTTTAGGAAACATATTTCCCGCTATACCTCAAGTTGTTAAACCCATCGTTGGTTTATTTTCTGGAGGAGAAGTGAAACAAAAATACAATAACAGTAATGCTGAAAATCAAGTTCTCAAACAACGTTTGTCTCAACTAGAAGGACAAGTTGCAAGAAATACTTACGTGAAAAATCAGTACAAGCCTAAACCTGTACAAAGATCTCAATCCGCTTCCCCTCGTGGTCGAAGTCGTAGTCGTAACCGTTCTAAGAATGGAGACATGAAGAAGATTATTCGCGTAACTAATGGAAAGCCTGGAACAAACAACAACATTTAACCTTTTCCTAGAAAGAAGACATTTATAATTGAGTAGATGCCTTACGTGTATTCGAACAATTATAAGTTGTATATAAAAAA